AGTTGCACAAAAATAACAAAACAGCATTCGGACGGAATTCGGACAAATCAGACCGCAATTTTTAAGTGGGTCGGTTTGAACTCCGTGTTATCCGCATACTGAGCCAAGTGCGACTGACCCAAGTGGGCGTACTTTTGCACCATCGCCACTTCCTGCCATCCCCCCAATTCTTTCAATACCATCAGGGGCGTTCCATTCTGAACGTGCCAGGATGCCCATGTGTGTCTGAGGTCGTGGAAACGGAAGCCTTCGATTTCTGCTGCCGTACAAGCCCTCTGGAACGCTTTGTGGCTCACAAGCGATAACTCGTTACCGCTGCAGGTGAAAACCCGTCCTGAACGCTCTCGCCCAAGCATGGAAGTGATTGCGAGGTCGTTTAGCGGAATGGCTCTTCCACGACCCGATTTGGCGTTCTCAGCACCGATATAAGCGTGACGCTTATCCATATCGACTGCCGACCAATCTAGGCTCACAATCTCCCCGGCACGACATCCTGTTGCTAAGGCAAATTGGATGATGTTTTTGATCCATGTGCGATCCGCACAAGCGATGAGGCGCTCTGCCTCCTGGTGCGTAATCCAACGCACGTTTACTTTCGGCTCACGCTTGGATTTGACCTTGGGCGCAAAGTCAACCCACTCCAATTCCACGGCTACCGACATCAGCTTGCCGATGGAGGCGAGGTATCGATTCTGTGTGGCAGGGGTGATTGGCTTGGGCTTGGTGGTGGAGGCCGCAGAACTCATGACAGGCAAGGCGGCTTTAATCATGCTTGCCGAAATTGAGCGTAGCGGCTTGCCCTTGAAGTGGTCTACCCAGAACCCAACCATCTTGGCTTTGGCATCGTAATACTTGTCACCTTGGATGGACTTCAAGTACGTGATGGCGAGTTCTTCAAACTTGTGATCTGGCGTGTCGCCTAGATTGCCTTTCCGCCATGAATCAGATTTAAGTCTGTCGTGGAGTTCTTGGGCGGCTTTGCGGTCTTTCGTCCCAGAAGAGCGTTTAACTCTCTTTCCATTCGCATCGGTGAAATCGATGTACCAGTACCCATTTTTTGCGTCTTGTCTGATTGACATGATGTACCCCCTAGGTGTGTGTCTGAGGGGATATTACTACCTGCGGGTAAAGAAAGCAAGCGGGACTTTAGAAATCGTACCGAGCCACCAACCCGAATTCCACCGAGTTTTTCAGCATTCCTGTAAACCGTATTGAGGCTGACCTTCATATATGCGGCCAGTTCCTTGGGGGTGAACACGTAATCGTCGTTCATATTCAGTCCTTGGATTGGGGGGTGCTTGAGGGCATTACCTTCAGGTTGGTCCTGATGACCTCAAGTTCGAAATGGAGGAACTCAATGTCCAGTTCAAGCATCTTGATGCGATACTCCTTTTGGCTTATCTGATGATTCAATTCACGCACGATGCCTTCTCTGGCCGTTAACCTAATCGCATCAATTGTGTTCTGGCATTTACATTCGCTCATCGGATTTCCATATTTGGAGTGGAACAGCGTCTTGCATAAAGCAGCATCCACGAGAAAAAAGTAAACACTAAGGGTTTAGACACGGGGCTAATCCGTGTCACGCTGATCCACATTGATGAGCACTGGTCACAATGCCCATCGATGTAGACCCCGTTATGGGGTCGTTAGGCTAGAAGGGGATGTCGTCATCCATGTCGGGAAGCGATTGCGCCTTGGGGGCGGCTGCGGCACGTTGACCTGTGTCTTTCTCGTATTTGAGCGACATATACTTTTGACCGGATTTTGCGGTTGCAAGCCAAGCCGACACAAAATATTTCACGCCTTCAATGTCGGTGCTGCCTTTGTAATCGGGACGCGCATCATTTCCTTCTTTATCGTTCTTAAAAAGCGCACCACGATTTTTATTGTCGTATTCCATCTTTTACTCCTGGTTGATTGCAGTAATAAATTCGTTCACTTCTACTAAAAACTGAATGACTTCTTGCTCGTATTGTTCGATCAACGCCTGGTCACGCTGGACACGCACGATGAACAACTGGAGGTGTTCCGGTAAGCGAGGGTCATAGCTGACAAAGTCGCACCATTGGCGACCCGTACACGCCATTTGCCATTGCATCTGAGGAACGTATTGCGCAGGGGCTGTCTTGCTTCTGAGGGTCATCAAATGCGTCTTGGTGCGAGGACACTTGATCTCAATCAAGCCATCGTCTTCAACCAAGCCATCGGGACTTGCTCCGGCATTTTCGATAACCGGATGCATGACCATTGCGACTTGCCCGACCTCAACAAAGTGCTTTTGCTCATACGCCTGTCGTGCAAGAGGTTCTTTTTCAGTCCCCCATTGCATATCTTTGGTCTGGAAGAAGTCCAATGGCTGACCTGTCAGACGTTCTGCAACCAGTTCATACAGGTAGTCTTCCCGTGAGTTGGCGGGCTTACCTGTTTTGAGTTTGGCAACAAGTTCTGCCATGCGGCTTGCTGTGACTTTCCCGCACCGTGCGGCTCTCCATTCAGGACTGCCTTGAACCATTTCCGTCATGTCTGAACTCCGTCGAGGATGTCCTGCTTACGTGCCTTGCACAGCGTGATGAGTTCGGTTTTTTGTCCTGCTTTAGTCGCTGGCTCTAACCAACCCTGATAAACCTTGGTCAAGTCTGCTTCGGTCTTGGCGGCAATAATCTGTGATGTCGCCAATTCCAAATCCCACACGATTTTTGGTGCTGCTTTTTTGGCGGGCGCAGACTTGGCCGCTGCGTTGCCATCGTCATCTTCAGGAGCGATACCACACGCCGACATGAGCGAACCACGGCGGCAATACGTCAAAGCTGACATGAAGCCCTGCGCATCGTGTTTTGATGCGGGCATATGTAATTTTCCGCATCGAATCATTTCGCCTGATTCGTGCAGCAAAACTGTTTCGACAGTCACGCCAATATCTGATTCAAATGTCTCTTGATACATCACGATCCCTACTGACAGGAACGCGTCATCCACGGCTTCAACGCAAGCAGATAGGTCTGCATAGCGGCTCTTGAAGTGCGGGTTTGTAGCGGTCTTCAGCGCAGGGCTAAAGGCTTTCTTCGCCTTGATGAAGGCGGTAGCAATATTTTTCATTGGTTACCTTAGAAGTGGAGTGCGAGAAGACAGAAGCCGAGATACAGGCAACCTACAAACAGGGCTGCGCCGAACCAAGCTGATGTTGGAATCTTGTCGTTCATGGGAGGATGCCTTCGAGGGTGTTGCGAAGGTGCTGATGGAGGGGGTGTGCGTCTGGGAGCATACAAACGATTTCAAGCAGCAGTTGAAACGTCTGGGGATTCATGTCGCTGATGAAGTCAGACTCACGCTGAATGTCTCCTGCCCAATGTGCGGCTGATATGCCGTCACTGTCATGCCCGTCTCTGAGTGCCAGTATTTCCATTACCTCGTTGATGGTGGTTTTTGTTTCCCACTTTTGGTGGGTGTCGCCATGTAAATTCTGGGATGTATTGCCCTGAAAATAAATGTCCTTCGATTGCATCTTTTGTAATCCTGTGTCTAGTTGATCTTGTGGTTCAGGAAGAATATTACCGACAGGTAACTTACCTTGTCAACACCCAAAGGTAAATATTTTTTTAAAAAAAACAACACTCATGTGTTGTCTATTTTGGCTTGGGTGAGTCTTCCATAAACAGGGCGTTCAGGCAGCAGTCGTTGTCATCAATCGACAATCGTCTGCCACCAGGAAGAACCTCAAGTTCTTCGCCTAACCGACTCCGCACCAAGGAAGGCGGTCACCATCGCTGCGATAGTGTTTTCAATAGAGTCTTTCTGTGCTTGGGAGAGTTTATGGAATCGCTCTGGTGTAACAGACGTAAACGGCCATGCTGTTGTATTTGTTAAGTCTTTGCCGTCTAGCCAACCATGCGGGAGTTTAAAGGTCTTGTCGATCACTTCGATTAGATCGTCACCTATACGCTTCTTGCCCTCTTTGCCAGCAGGGTAGAGCATTCTCAGAACATAAGTAGGGTTTCTGTCTAGCCTTCTTGCTAGTTCAGACGTATTGCCACTACACTCGCGGTCCCTGATCTCAATCAGTCGGAGTCTACGCACTTCATATTTATCCATCTTCATATTTTTACCTACCAAGGTGTGGGTTGTTGAGGCATCTATTTAGCGTACGCGCCTAATAATTATTTATATTATACCTCTGGGTGATAAATACAAGTATTTACACCCCGCAGGTATTGACACGATTGTTACCCATAGGTAAGCTTCGGTCTTCTTTCAGGAGACACCGATGCCAACTCGAGGCAGAAAACCAACAGTCGAAATTCGATACCCGGCTCTCATGAAGTTTTTGGTGAGTTTGGGAAATGAGGAAGAGCGCCGCCTCTTTGCAGAATCATGCGGCACAACAGTCGGCTATTTGCGGAATGCCCAGTACAGCTTCAAGAAGCTTGGCGCAGAGATTTCCGTGGCGATTGAGAAGAACAGTGCAGGGCGTGTCACACGCAAGCACCTTCACCCGGACGATTACCGGGACATCTGGCCAGAACTCAAGTAGGCAAAAAGAAGCCCCTGCGAAGTTTGCTCTTCCAGAGGCGTGGTCATCACTTCATCTTTTGGAATTAAAGCAATGACAACTCAAATTTTACGCCATTTTGACCAAACAAAAATTCACCTTTCAAAGGAGAGATTTTTGGAAATAACCCAAATCTTTTGTAACGGGGAGGAGACAACTGTTTTTATTCCGTTTGAATATTTAGAGACGTTTTTATCCCAACTAAATATTGTCGTCAGGGATGCCAAATAATGGCCGGAGACTGGATCAAGATGGAGTTGTCAACTCCGCTTAAGCCAGAGGTCTTGGCATTGACGGCAAAAATGGGTTGGGACAACACCGCAACAACCATTGGAACACTTTTCAATGTGTGGAGTTGGTTCGATCAACACACCACAAATGGTAACGCTGTCGGCGTTACATCTTTGTTACTAGACCGTATCGCTGGTGTTACAGGTTTTGCAGCAGCAATGGAATCTGTGGGTTGGTTAGAGATTAGTGACGGACTCATCGTCTTGCCTAATTTCGATTATCACAACGGAAAAACAGCCAAGCAAAGAGCCTCAACAGCCAAGCGGGTAGCGGTTCACAGGCAGATTGACCCATCAAAAGCAGACCCCAAATGTAACGATGAATGTAACGGTGCAAGCGTTACATCAACCGTTACACAAACCGTTACAGCAGCGTTAGCTAGAGAAGAGAAGAGAAGAATAAAGATAGTGCGTGACACGCACATCGTATTTCCAAAGCCAGATGACGTTGAAAGCGAGGTTTGGTCTGCATGGTTAGCAGTTAGAAAATCCAAGAAAGCTACCGCTATCTCAGAATTGGTCATCAAGGGAATAAGCAGAGAAGCTACGAAAGCAGGACTAAGCCTGAACGAAGCAATTACCAAGTGTGTTGAAAAAAACTGGGTATCGCTTGATGCATCTTGGTTGAACAAGGGTCAGCCTTTCAATGCCAAACCATCAGCCGACCCATTTGAGGGGGCAATATGAACGGTCACCAATCAATCGTTGAAGCCCGTACATACGGCAAAGGAATCACGAACATCTGGGTTCATTCGTTCAATTGCAAACGCCCTGAAGAACTGTCCTATCTGCTCAACCCCGAAAACCTCCTTGAACTTGGGCTGCTCCCAGAAGTGCATATCTACGCCGACGACAACATCGCCCGACTGGATATGCGATTTGTTATGGGGACAACGATTCACCTGTCAGGGGAAGACCAGGAGCGAATCTATCGTCTGGTCAACCACCTTGCAAAGTTCAAACCAGCGCGTGTTCTAGCGGTAGTCAACGGCTCTCTCATCGATGAAGTACGGGAGGCTGCATGAGGACATTTGCAGACAACGACTTCAATCAATACATGATTGATGCCGAACCGATTTCAAAGGTTCTACCCGCAAGCGCCTGGTCAGATGAGATTGACGATTACCTGAAAAACGGAAGTGTTCTGCAAGGGGCAACTTTTCCGTGGTCTGACACGCACGACAGATTCCGTTTTCGTGGTGGTGAGGTAACTCTGTGGCAAGGCATCAACGGTCATGGCAAATCCCAAGCCCTTGGACAGGTCTGCATCGGGTTTTTAGAGCAGGGTCAAGGGGTATGCATAGCCTCGTTCGAAATGAAGCCTGTAGCGACCTATTTTCGAATGTTGCGACAGGCTGCGATGACCAACCAACCCGCCAAACAATTTTCCGACAAGTTCGTGTCGTGGATGGAAGGCAAGTTTTGGATTTACGACCACTTGGGTGCGGTTGAGATTCAGCGCGTAATTGCTGCCATCCGTTACGCCGCGATTGAGTTGAAGGTCAAACACTTCGTGATCGACAACATGATGAAGTGCGTCAAGAGCGAGGACGATTACTCCGGTCAGAAACACTTTGTAGACCGTGTGTGCGCATTGTCCCGTGAACACAACATCCACATCCACTTGGTTCACCACGTTCGCAAGGGTGCATCTGAGGATGCTATCCCGGGGAAGTTCGACAGTCGTGGCTCAGGCACCATCACCGACCAAGTGGACAACATCCTCACGGTATGGCGCAACAAAGGCAAGGAAGCCAAGGTCAGGGCAGGGAAGGCTGACGAGCAAACCCTCATGCAGGGTGATGCAATCATCCAATGCGACAAGCACCGCCACGGCGAGTGGGAGGGAAAGATCAAGTTGTGGTTTCACCCTGCATCACTCCAGTACGTGGCTCACCCATCTGGCAGACCGTTCGATCTTCTCAGAGGTGCGCTATGAAATTCTTAAGTATTTGTTCAGGAATCGAAGCGGCTTCAGTAGCTTTCGCACCACTTGGTTGGAAAGCAGCAGCCTTTTCTGAGATTGAACCTTTCCCCAATGCTGTGTTGGCGCACCACTATCCCGACATACCAAACCTTGGCGACATGACCAAATTCAAGTCATGGCCTGACCAAATCTTTATCGACTCCGACCTCATTGTTGGCGGCCCACCGTGCCAAGCGTTTTCAGTAGCAGGGCAGCGCAAGGGTCTTGAAGACGACAGGGGCAACATCACACTTATCTATGTGGAACTCATCAATCATGCAGACGAAATCAGAGCAATTAACGGACTCCCGCCAGTTGTCGTTGTTTACGAAAACGTACCAGGACTACTTAGCGACAAATCGAACGCATTCGGATCGTTTCTTGGATCGCTATCCGGCGAGGATGAGGCACTTGAGCCATCAGGGAAGAAATGGACGAACGCGGGTGTTGTGCTTGGACCAGAAAGGTCAATCGCATGGCGGACCCTCGATGCCCAATATTTCGGATTGGCACAACGCCGCAAACGTATCTTCGTTGTCGGGAGTGCTCGAGACGGGTTCGATCCCGCGGAGGTTCTTTTTGAGTTCGAGGGCTTGCGCAGGGATTCTGCGCCGAGCAGAGAAGCGGGGAAAGAAGTTGCC